AATTTTCTATTTTTGTTTCTGTAATTCCGTGCCTTAATTTTGGATCTCGACCTCTTGGGTATGGAGAAACTAATACTTTTTTAAAAGTTTCTTTACTGAAATATTCAAATGTATTGAATATATTTCTAGATAAAACTTTTACTTCATGTTGTTCTTTTAACATATTGACGCGATAAACAATAGGTTCATAGTAATGTCCATCTTTTATCATAAAGCAGTAATTATCACTTTCATTTTGTTCAGTTCGTTTAATTTTAATACGTTCATCAAATTTCTCAAATACAATTATATTGACCTTATCTCTTAATATTGAATTTAAAATTGGTATAATATATTCATCTTTTTTCTCTTCATCGCTCTTTAAGAAATCTATATATGTTTTTAAAGATAAAACCAATGAATACATATAACTAATCTTAGCAGATTTAATATTGAATTTCTCTTCATTGACGGATAATAAATTTGAAAGAGTCTTTGTATCGTCCTCTCCAAATTTATTTCTGAAAGATTTTTTCGTTAATAATACTTTTTTAATATAGTCTTTATCATTTTTTATTAGTGTTTTTTTTCTGAATAGTTTATGTAATGAGGGACAATACTGATAATATTCTATATTAGATACTATCGGTTTTATTATTTCATTTTCTATAAAAGATTTTGAGTCTTCTTTATAATCTAATAATTCTATTAGAGAATTTATAAAAGAAGATTCTTTAAAAACGTAATCGTTTTCATTCTGTTTGACACCCTTCCTTATAAATCCATTTGATACAGATAAATTTGGATCATACTCAAAAATCTTATCTTGAGTAAGCATCTCTTTTAATTTTTTAGGTAATTGCGAACATTGTCCAACACTAATTGGTAGTGTTTCTTTTGTATTTATTTTACATAATTTTTCACCAACCTTTTTGGGACTCTTTTTTATTTCTTTTTTAGGTTTTGGTTGTTCTTCTTCTTCCTCTTGAGGATCTTGTGGAGAATATTCTTTTTCTAATCCTCTTTTTGAAAAGCAACATGGTAATTGATAACCGTCAGGATGAATAATAAGCTTTGAAAAACCAGGCAAGATATGTTTGTATGAATCTTCATTTGGAATACCATCCCAATATTTACCTTTTCTCTCTAAAATAGTATTATTTTCTTTGTTTTGCTTATCTTTAATTATATCTTTTTTATGTTTATCAACATATTCTTTCTTAAGAGGTATTTCACGAGAAATATCCCAATATTGTGGACAAATATAATGAATACCTTGATTTCTCCTAGGAACAGTTATAGATTTTGAATAAGATTCTTTACCCGATATAGATGTATCATAATTATTTATTCTTTTTAATTCTTCTGTTGTAATAGATACGGGATGTCTGTCAATAGCTGCACCGCATTGTTTCGCATAACCATATAGATCGCCATTCTTTTGTTTTACAATCCAAGGTTTATCTGGATCAAAGAGTTTTTTATCATTTTCCTTTAATCTTTTAAGATAATATGATCTTAGTGCTGCACCTCCCATTTGACCACCCCCATCTGCTTCTTCCATGGAACTTCCTTCACTAGCATTTTCCATAGAAGATTCTGAACTTGAAAGTGTTGAACTGTCTGAATCAATATTTGCTAAAAGGTCTTGAACATTAACCTGTTCTACCTCTTCGTCAATAATTTCACTCTTTACATTGAGTGTATCATCTTTAAAAAGAGAACCTAAAAACCTTTCTTCAAATATATTATCATCATTAACAAATTTTTTAAATAAAGACATAATTACTTTTGTTAAAGATGTAATCCTTTGAAATTCCATGAAGCTTTTCATGTTCCTTACTTCAAAATCTAAATAGTTACTACGAACAGATATTGTTATATCAGGTGTATCTTCATCAACTACGGTTGTTTTTCTATACTTTTCTTTTTCACTTTCAATTTCTTTAATTGAAGATATTTCTTGTCTTACAAAATCAGGAGTCACATTAAATACTTTTGTAATATCATTGATAATTTTATTTTCTTCTTGATATACCCCCTTGTTTAAGTATACAGTGATAAGAGATTGAATTGTATTTGAGTTTGTAAAGTTAGATGATCTATTATATTGAAGACCAATTATATTTGCGGGTATATTTTCATCATCCTCTTCATTCATGTATCTAAAAAACATCGAAAGATTATTACATACTTTTCTCAAAATTGGAATAAATAATTTTGTCTTTTCACCTTTTACGAAAGGTGGTAGTAATTTATCTTCTTCTCTTTTTTCATCTTCATTTTCTATACCATTTTTTACTTCATATTCACTTTTTTTGTATGATATTTTTGCATCAATAAAATCAATCGTTTGTCCAAAAAATATTTCTTCTATCTCTTCATCTGTACCAAAATCAATTAATTTATCTTCTGAATATTTTTTATCATCATTTAATTGTTTAATAAGATCGTTACAAGATTTAATAAGATCTATTATTCCTTTTTTTGATGTAATTCCTTTGTTTTCTTTGTCTTTTTTAATGATAAAATCAAGAGTTCCGTCGATATGAATTGCAAAATCACAATAAAATCCTTCTTTAGAAAATATTTTAAATGAAATTATATCTTCTTTGTGAATTACATCATATCTATTTATTTTTTCTAGTGAACGCTTCTTACTCCTATATAAATCTTTTATCCATTCGCGACATGTTGGAAAATCTACACCAATATTTTCACTCGTTTCATCATACCCTTCATAAAGGATAGAATCTTTATAAAGCTTGTAATATTTATTATCATTATTACCACTAATCCATTTTACAAAAGGAACACGTTCGTTAAGTCTTAGATCTGTAAATAATTTAAAAAGATCTATTGTTAAACTTTTATCTTGTCGTTTTGTCTTTTTAAAATAGTTGATGACCGCTTCATCACATGTATGTGTTTTATCTATATTTCCATGGATTAAAAGATTACCTCTGGTATAAAAATTTAATCTTTCTTTTTCTTTTAAAAATTCATCTTTTTTATCATCTGTTCTACCAATAATTGTTTCCATTTTTTCATTTATTAGGTGGGGCCAATATTTATTGATGATCTTTGTTTTAAAATCATTTAAATCATGATCATCATTATTGCATTTTTTAAAATCAATTGTATTTAATTCGTGGTGATCAATGAAATCTTCAAAATTAATAAAATAGATAATATTATCTTTGATATCAAAGTTTTCAATGAGTTCTTCATATTTTTTTTCAATGATATTTAATCCATCTTGTTTTTTTTCTTCTTCAAAGATATCACATAAATCTTTTGTTATTAAATCATTAGAGTGCAAAACTTTTTCATCTTTATATTCAAAACCTAAAGAGAGTGTTTCGCCTGAACTATTAAAGTATGAAGCATAAATAAATTTATAAGACTCAAAATCTATATCACTACAATGATTTGATATTTTTTTTAATACGTTTTCTGTAGTATCATCTTCATATATCATTTGATCAAAAATAAAGACATGTTCAAAACCTTCTTTAGATAGTGGAAAGAGTTCTTCAATGATATCTTTATCACCTATAAATCCCTTTAACTTGTCAATATTTGTTTTATTACATCCTTCAAAAAGGTCTCTTTTACCATTTTTAATATTTTCGTAAATTTTACCGATTAAGGTATCAAAGATGTGAACACGATTGACTTGTTCTGGAAGTTTAAATGATTTTTTTTGAGATTTATCTTCTTTTACTGATATCTTACGTGAAACTTTATCTATAGTTCCATATAAACGTTCTCCATTTTTCAACCATGTTACTTTATCACCTTTAGAGAAACCATTTTCTATAAAGTAAATACTTAAAAAAACAAATACCTTTTTCTCTTTTAGTGAACAACACTTGTATATCCTTTTAGGGATATCGTGACTATTACAGAAATTAGTATCCATATATATTAATAGTTATAATATTATTTTTTAAAATCATACGGTGTGGTTGTTATTTCCATACCACAATAATCTACATTATTTTCACTATAATCAACAGGATTGTATATATTTAACTCATTTGCTTTCTCAAGTAAGAAAGCCATATTATCCCAAAATTCAGATTCATGACCAACACTTTCTGTCATTATATGTGCTAATTCATGAACTGCTACAAACATAATAGTATTGTCTTCTATAAATTCTTTAGAATTACCTTTTTTACGTATACATAGGGCTATTTTTTCCCCTTTATTTAATGAATAAGATGTATATTTTGAATTTTCTTCTGTTTCAGAAAGAGTATTTGGGTTATATTTATTTTTTAATCTATCTATGCCTTTTCTCTCATTTATATCGAGGGATTGTATTAATTTTTGTATTTTTCCATTAATAACAGAAAGTTTTTCAGCTGCTTGTTGAGAATTTTCAAGATCTCTTACAAAATACTCTTTATTATCATTTTGCGAAATTTTTTTTGTTATATTCTTGTTAGCATATATATTTTTAAGGATTAAAAAAATAACTAAAAAACTACCAAAGAAGATGACAAAATTATCCATTCTTTATTTTATCTTATATTATTATTCTAAATTTGAATTATTATATGATTTAAAATCAATACATATAAATATAATATAATGGAAGATAATCTTGTATTTCATATAATTGATATACAATCAGATGATGTTCCTATTGGAGGTGACTATTGGGATAGAGAATTTGTAATTACCTTTTATGGTAAAACTAAAGAGGGACTGAATGTAGTTTGTAATATAGGTGGATTCAAACCTTTCTTTTACATCCGTGTTGTTAATGGTTGGAGTGAAACATATGCGAAGAAATTTTTAGAAAATGTAACAAATTTTGTAAAAGATTACAAACCAGGGGTTAAAAACAATTGGAAAGGGAAATATTATCAGATAGAAAAAGAATCTTTTAAGAACTTTTATGGATTTAATTATGACCATGAAACAAAAAAGATAATGAACTATAAATTTATCAAAATAAGTTTTGATACATATGGAGATATGAAAAAGTGTATTTCAGCAGTAACTTCATTCTACAAGTATAATCTAAAACATATTGACGAAGGTAAAATATGTTTTGGTTTTAATGGAAGCGAACCTAAGATGGAAACGGCTGACCCTAAATACATCAATTGGTTTCATCAGTCTCATAATTGTGATTGTGACAGCAATATGTATGAAGCTAAAATTCATCCAATGATTCGCTTTCTACATGCTAAGAACATAAAATCATGCGGTTGGGTATCTGTAAAAGCGAAAAAAGAACGCTGGGTTGATGATGACAGTAAGTCATTCAATGTTGATATTGAAATCAACAATCTTAAGATGAAAGATATTGAACCATATGAAAATGATACTATTCCTGGGTTTATTACATTATCTTTTGATATTGAATGTGATTCATCTCATGGAGATTTTCCCGATCCAGTAAAAGACTTTAAAAAACTTGCTATCGATATCCATGAATCATATTTTAGAAATTCAATTAATTTGAGTCCCATTCCTATAAAATGTAAATTCTTTAAAAAATGTTTAATAGATTGTTTTAAGGAAGGTTCAAATGATGTTCAAAATATTTATACAATTAATGGTATTTACTCTCAAAAAAGCTTTGATAATGTCATTGAGAAAATAAACAATCAAAAATTCTATGATGATCTTGATCATTCTAAAGAATCATCAAAAACACGCGAATTAATAATTGAAAAGATGACAAAAATATTTAATGGATTTGAAAATCACAAAGGTGAAAAGATAGAAATAAAAGGGGATCCCATCATTCAAATTGGATCTGTATTTCATCGTTTTGGAGATATATCATGTTTTGAACGTGTAATGGTTATTATTGGAAATGAAGATAAACTAGATGAAAAAATATGTGATGATATTCCAGGAGTTAGAATCATTGAGTGTCGTAATGAAAAAGAGCTTTTGCTAAAATGGAAGGATGTAATATTACATTATAATCCGGATATTATTACTGGATATAATATCTTTGGTTTTGATTTTGATTATATTAATAAGAGGATTGACTATTTATTCCCATGTTGTGCTAAATGTAAAAAGACTAAAACATTTTCAAATTGTGATAAAGATTGTCCTAAAAATGACTTTTATAGACTTGGACGTTTAATGAGAAACAGAGATTCTGATCTTGTAAGTAAAGAAGAATTAGAACGTATTCAAGCTAAAGATGAAACAATTACAACTATGAAGTCACTTCGTTCCTATAACAATCATTGGGAAAAAAAGTGTCAAGTTCAGTCTAAACAACTTAGTTCATCTGGTCTTGGTGATAATGTTCTTAAATATATTTCTATGGATGGTCGTATTGTATTTGATATTCAAAAAGAAATTCAAAAAGGACATCTTCTTGAATCTTATAAACTGGATGATGTATCTTCTCATTTTATGAAGGGAAAGATTAAAAATGTTAAAGTTGCTAAGAGAGATGGAAAATATGGTGTGAATATGAATGTTAGTAGTATTGGTAATCTTAAAGTGGGGGATTATATAACTATTAATCTTAATACAAAATTTGGATCATTTAAGTTTCTTAATGGTAAGAAATTTAAGGTTGAACTCTTAGATGTAGATGATAAAAATATTTACATATATGAAACAAGGGTAGGGGGGATAAATAAAAAATATAAAGATTCACTTATTTCATATGAGTGGTGTTTAGCTAAGGATGATATATCACCTCAACAAATTTTCGATAAGCATAAGTATGGTGGAAGTAAAGGTAGAGCAGAAGTAGCCAAGTATTGTATTATGGATTGTGAACTTTGTATTCATTTACTCTTACAATTGGATATGATTCCAAATAATATTGGTATGGCATCTGTATCATGGGTTCCAATATCATATATTTTCCTTCGTGGTCAAGGTATCAAAATTAATTCAATTATCACAAAGGTATGTTCTGAAGAAAAAACACGTATTCCTACATTGGTTGGTTTTAAAGATGGACAAAATGATGATGGTTTTGAAGGAGCAATTGTTTTGGATCCTAAACCGGGAATATATTCAGATGATCCTGTTAGTGTTTTGGATTATGCTTCACTTTATCCTTCATCTATCATAGAAAAGAATTTATCACATGAAACATTTGTTGGAACGGAAGAAGATATTAAAAATAATCCTGATCTTATAAAGGTAATTGAGGATAATGGTGGGTTTGATAACTTCTGGGCAATTGAATATGATGATTATATAAATGAGCAAAAAGGTAAAACAACACATAAGAAAAAAGCAGATACAAAAACAAAATGTTATTTCTTGAAAAATAAACGTACTGAAGATGATAAGATTATAAAAGAATCAATGGCTATTATTCCAAAAGTATTACAAACATTCCTTGATGCTAGAAAATCTACACGTAAAAAGATTAAACTTACAAAAGATGAAAATAAAAAGAAGGTTTTAGATGGTTTACAGTTAGCATATAAAGTTACAGCAAACTCTGTTTATGGTCAAATGGGTGCTAAAACAAGTCCAGTATTCTTTAAGAAGATAGCAGCATGTACAACAGCTATTGGTCGGCAAAGAATAGATGACGCGAGTATTGGTGTTAAAAGATGGGCTAAAGAAGCAGGTTATGATGAACCAGACATTGTTTATGGAGATACAGATTCTGTCTTTGTAAAATTCTCTAGAAAAGATAAAGATACTGGAAAAATACTCGAAGGTAAAGATGCTCTACGTTATTGTATTGATTGTGGGGTTAAAGCAGGAGAATGGGTAACAAAAAATATGTTACATTATCCACAAGATCTTGAATATGAAAAAACATTTTATCCATTCATTCTTATAGCAAAAAAGAAATATACAGGAGATAAATATGAGTTAGATCATGAAAAACCGAAAGAAAGAACTTCTATGGGTATTGTTATGAAAAGAAGGGATAATGCTCCTATTTGTAAATATGTTTTTGGAAATGTAATAGAAATTATTATGAATAAACGTAGTCTAGACTTAGCAATTGAATGGTTGAAAAAAACACTTCAAGAAATAAAAGATGGTAAGATGGATAAAAGCTACTTTATGATATCAAAATCTTTGAGAGGATTTTACAAAAATCCGGAAGGTATTGCTCATAAGGTTCTTGCAGATAGAATGGCCGAGAGGAATCCAGGTAATAAACCAAAACCAAATGATCGTATCCCATATGCTTACATAAAACTTAAAGATACAGATATTTATGATTATAATAACCTTTATAAAAGTGGTCCTAAAAAAGGTAAACCAAAGCCTAAAAAGATACTACAGGGTAATCGTATTGAGCACCCAGATTATATTGAGGAAAAAGGGTTAAAACTGGATTACGATTTCTATATCTCTAATCAGATAATGAATCCAGTAAAGCAAGTCCTTGATTTAAAGAAAGATGAAAATGAAACAAAAGCATTCTTTTCTCAATTTATAGAATCTATATAATATCTTCTTGTGTAAAGTTAATTCCTTAATATTTTTTTCTTTTATATTATAATATTATAAAAATGGGTGGTGGAATAATGCAATTAGTAGCATATGGTGCTCAAGATATTTATTTAACAGGGAACCCACAAATTACATTTTTCAAAGTTGTTTACAGAAGACATACGAATTTTTCTATGGAGACAATTAAACAAAATATTAGTGGTCAGTCTTTTATAGGCGTTGATAATGTAAATAATAAAGCTACTGTAACTATTTCTAGAAATGGCGACTTAGTTACGGGTGTTTTTGTTTTAGCGAAACAAAGAGATGTTAATAATACTTTTAGTTTGTGTGGAGATAGTATCGTAGAAGATGTAGAAATAGAAATAGGTGGTCAAAGAATAGATAAGCATTTTAAAGAATGGAATCAAATATGGAGTGAATTAACTACGCCAGTTTCAAAAGCAGATGGATATAAATATATGTCTGGTTCTTTTAATAATAATTTACTTACTGGAAATGATACAAAACAGGATATGATACGATATCCCTTAAACTTTTGGTTTTGTCGTAATCCGGGATTAGCATTACCATTAATAGCTCTTCAATATCACGAGATACAAATGAAATTTACATGGGGTGTTGGTTATTATGATAGTTCTAAAAATGATAATTTAACAAGAACAACACAGGGACTTACAGAACAACATTCAGTAGAAGTTTGGGCGGATTATGTATATTTAGATACAGATGAGAGAAGGCGTTTTTCTCAAGTTTCCCATGAATACTTAATTGAACAATTACAGATACAAAAAGAAAAAGATGTTTCGGCAGAGTCTTTTAAATTAAACTTAGAACATCCTATTAAAGAAATTATATGGACAACACCAACAGATTCACCTATGACAGATCACAAGATAAAAATGTCAATTAATGGTCACGATAGGTTTTATGAAAGAGACAAAGAATATTTTATGTTAGAACAACCCTATAAATATCATACATCTATACCCGGATATAATATTAAAGAAAGAGAAGAACCGGTGTTACTAAATGAATCAATCTTTAGTAAAGAATATACATTTCACAGTTTTATTGTTAGTGGTGTTAATAATGGTATTCCAACATTAGTAAATTTAGACAGCGATGGTGTGGACATTAGTTATGTGAACGTATTTAACAATCTAGAATTAGATGATAGAACTAGTAATTCAAGTACATTAACAACTAATACATCAAAATTTCTTTTTATTAGTGGGGGCGGATCACCAAATCCTACGATGGATTTTAAAGTTGGAGATATTGTTCGTGTTAATTATTATGATAATACAGATACAAAATATCATGTTCGTAATTTAACCGTTCTAGAGGTATTTAGAAGTAATACACTTATAAGTGAACATACTATTTATGAAATAAAGTTTAATGATAGTTTTGCTTTAACAACACATGAGAATGATAAAGTTAGCTTTGAGATAATAGCGCGTGTTCAGAATCCTGTTTCTAGATGTTCACAACTTAAAAAAGATATCTATGTTTATTCTTTTTCTTTAGAACCTGAAGAACATCAGCCTAGTGGTTCATGTAACTTTTCAAGGATTGATAGTGCGAAGTTATTGTTTAATAAAACAGCTACATTAAGTAATATATATGCTGTTAATTATAATATTTTGAGAATTATGTCGGGGATGGGGGGATTAGCTTATTCAAGTTAAATATAATTATAATTAATATAGGTATATTAAAATGGGTGGAGGATTATTACAATTAGTCATCAAAGGTAAAATGGACACATACTTGACTGGAAACCCTGAATTTACATTTTTTAAAGCAGTTTATAGAAGACACACAAATTTTTCTATTGAATCAATAAGACAGCAAATTACCGACAAAGGAAAGGGTGAAAGAGTTATAAAATCAAAATTATCGCGTTCTGGAGATTTAATTGGTAAGATACATGTTGAAGTTAAATTATATAGAGGAGATGCGAGAAACACAACAGAAGGAGGAACTTATTTAAATTGGACTAATAATACAGGTCATGCTTTTTTAAAAGAATGTGAATTAAAGATTGGAGGTCAAACAATCGATAAACAAACCTCTAAATGGATGGATATATATAATGAAGTTTATGATAAAGATGAACAAGAATGGATCGGGTTAAATAAACATCCTGGAAAATATGGATATTTAAAAAAGGGTAGTCGTAGTGAGGATCCTCATTACCTAAAACTTTATATCCCATTACATTTTTGGTTTTGTGATAATCCTGGATTATACTTACCAATATTAGCTATAACGAAACATGAGGTTGAATTACATATGTTGATAAGATCAGTTGAAAATTTATTTAATTTAGATGGACAACTTGCGTTTACAAACACAGAACCCGATGTAGAGTTATGGTGTGATTACATCTTTTTAGATGAAGATGAAAAAAGAAAATATATATTAGAAAAAAAAGCATATCTTATACAACAAGTTCAAGTATATGAAAAGGACATGGAATTAATCAATAACATAAAATTTTATCATCCTGTAAAACAGCTTTTATGGGTAGTTCAAGAAAAGAATGTTAATTCGGAATCTGGTAATGGGGCTTCAGATACAGATGCTATTTTAAACATTTCAGGAGAGTTACAGAATAATAAAAATGATTATTTTAATTATCAAGCAAACTCACAAGGGAATAAGGAAATGATTTATTCCGTTCCTTCTTATGAACCTTTTAGAACAGCAAAACTACGAATAAATGGTATTGATCGTTTTTATGAAAGAGACGCAAGCTACTTTAGAATATTACAACCTTTAAATAGCGGATTAAAAATTCCTGGAAAACATATTTATATGTATAGTTTTTGTTTAAATCCGAAAGAATTTCAACCTAGTGGTTCATGTAATTTTTCAAGAATAGATGATACCGAACTTATATTTACAACAAACTATAATTTTGTTAATGAAAGATTATGTATATATGCTATTAACTATAATGTTCTCGTTGTTTCTTCAGGTATGGCAGGTTTAGTATATAAATAATTACTCTTTTTTTATTTCATCTCTTAATTTTTTTATTTCTTCTAAAAAGAATTCTTTCATTTTTTCTCTTTCATCTTTTTCTTTTTTAAGTTTTTCTTCTAATTCCCTTACTTTATGGTTAGTTTCTTGTAATCCTTTAACAAGATACGATGTTAATTTTGAGTAATCAATAGAAAGTAATCCTTTTTTAGGCTCTTTATTTATTAATAATGGGAAAATTTTATGAACATCTTGAGCTATAAAACCAACGTCTTTATTTTCACTAGATTTGAGTGTATAAGATACTGGTCTTAATAAATTTATTTTTTCTGTAATATTATCATCCATATCTACAATATCTTTTTTTAGTGATACATCTGAATACCGGTATACACCTCTAACATAAAGATCGTATAAGATTTTAACTTCTGCATTAAAGTATAATTTTCTTTTTTCATCTGGCGCAAGAAATTCTCCATATTCTCCATATATCAAAGAGGCGTCTCCTCTTCTAGTTACTGGGTCAATATAAAGCCTACCCTTGGCTTCATCTGGCGCAGTAGGGCCAGCCATGGATCCTATACATGTGGTATATGAACCTTCAACATAATACCCTGCATAATGACCAATACAAACATTTCTTACACCCTTTTGATTCTTATAACATGTTCTCGCCCCTACACATACATTAGTGTTTCCTATAGTATTAAAGTATCCAGCTTCATAACCGATAAATGTATTATACCCTAGACCCACAGTTGACGTAAAACCGGTTTTGAATCCATAAAATGTATTTCCTGAAAGAGTTGTATCACTTTTTATACCATTACCACTCTCATAACCAAGATACATACTGCTGTGTTCTGATGTTATATTCACATTATTAATAGATGTAAGTGATAAAGTCCCATTTGACGGTATTGTTACAGAATTAGAAAGGGTTCCGGAATAAATAAAATCACCTATTACTGTAAACGTTCCATTTATATTTACTATTCTTGATGACATGTCTCCGTAAATCAATGATGTATCCCCTCTGTTAGAATTATCTATATATAAACGATCATTGGTAACGGCACTATTTTCTTGAGGTCCAGCAAGACTACCAATACATATATTTCTGTGACCACTAGACAAATATTCACCAGCACTATATCCGATAGATATGTTATCATCACCACTAATATTATTAACACCAGTGTATGGTCCCAAAAATGTATTGTTATTACCAGTGGTAGTCAAATTTCCACTTTCTACTCCTATAGAAACATTATTCTTTCCACTTGAGACACTGGTTAAAGCAGTGTATCCTAATGCAATATTATGTTCACCATTATTCGTTACACCAGACAATCCCCGACATGCACTAAAACCTATACCAATGTTATTAGAACCCGAATTACGATATCTTAAGGCATATGTACCGACCCCTACATTTTGTGTTCCAGAAATAGATTTACCACAATCTCTACCTATTAAAATATTATAGTTGTTTGTAATATTTTTACCAGACTCTGCCCCTATACAAATTGAATAATTAACATTTCTAGTATTACTAGTCCCTTTTAGACAATCTTTTCCTATTGCAACATTATATGAACCACTTATAAACTCACAATTATTATAGCCAATACCTATATTATGTATACCAGTGCTAGGCCCATCTAAAAAATTATATTTACCAATTGCTACGCAATTATTATAAGATGTGGAACTTGAACCTTTAAGGTTGTTACTACCAACCGCTACATTACTGTGACCATTTGTTAAAAATATCATATTTCCTAAACCTATAGATGTATTATAATCTCCTGTGGTTAAATCAACTAAATTATGATAACCAAACGCAGAATTTCCAATTGCCCCTTTCGTAATACTTAAATGTTTTCCATATGTTCCAAAAAATGTGTTGTATTCCATCACCGTAAAGTCTATATTGTGACTATTGCTTGTAAAAAATAAATTGTAATTAAAATTTGTTCTTCCAACCGATGGATTGACATCTATATTAATATCTTCTAATGTTAGTGAAGTGGCTGTTATTGGTCCTACTAATTCATTTACCGTTAAATTCCCTTCAACATTTAATCCTCCTTTAACATTCAAATTACCACAGTCTGCTACGTTATTAGATATAACAACATTAGCATTCAATATTAAATCTTGATTATCCCCACTCTGATTACCATAAATAAGTGAATTTGTCCCCAGAGGAGAAGCACTCCCACGACAATCAATAATTAAAGCATTTGTTAATGATGAGTCTGAACTATAACCAGTATTGTAACCAATACATATGTTGTAATCACCAGAAATACCTTTTCCCGATTGTGATCCAATAAATGTATTATACTTGACCCCTGAAGTTCCATAAGAACCACTACCATATCCTATAAATGTATTATCATCTTGATGACTATTAATACCTCTTCCAGCACTTCCTCCTATTATAGTTGAACGAGAACCCCTCCCTTTAGAAAGATTACCTATTACAATAGTATCATCGTAGGCATCTGCTGATTCTAAACCATAACTATCATTAGAAATAACTAAATTTGTATCGTTTCCACTAGGTGAACCTGGTGAATAAATTTTCCAAATAGACCCCTGTGAAATCGTGTTGGCCTTAGCTTTCCCGTAGAAAAATATCTCCCCCCCTTGAACTTCGAGTGTCCCACTGATTGTAACTTCCGCATTAAAATTTAAAAGATTTGTAGACCCACCCTGATCACCATAAATAAGTGAATCTTCACCTTTATAATTACCCAAAGTATCTATAAATAAAAGGTTACTATCGTCGGCATAAGGACTCGGCCCCGTCTGATACCCAATACATATATTGTTATAGGAGTCCCGCAACCATTTCCCTGCTTCCTTTCCTATAAATACGTTATAATCACCCGTTAAATAGTATCCTGCGTCCGACCCAATCACAACATTTTCAGAGGCGGTCTCGAGGCGATAACCTGCCTGTTTTCCGATACATACGTTATAATCACCTTTTAACTGTTTTCCTGCTTCAAATCCAACCGCAACATTATAATTACCTTGAGCGCCCAAGTTTCCAGCAAAATTTCCAATAAATGTGTTTCCTTCACCATCTGCTCCGTTTAATTGCGAGAGGCTGGAACCCGCGCCCCGCCCTACAAGTGTATTACTATGTCCTGGATTAGTTGGCATATTCATTCCTATCATAGTATTAGCATAATGATTGGTATCCTCAGATGAAGAAGGTATACCGAAATTTTTATTAGTTAACTGAATGTTTGAATTGATGGTGCCGCCTCCTG